TCGGTTCGCGCTTCTGCTGTGACCACCTGCAACTTGACTAAGGCGGCGAAAGCCGCCGCTAACTGATGCAACCGACTGAACAGGCAACACAATGTTTCGACCAAATGGCCATAGTGGAAAAGTACGAGCGAGTGATCGCCTACTTGTACCCGATTGCCCAGTCGATGCCGCGCAAGCACGGGGTTGCCAGAGAGATGTTCTTGCAGTGCCTGCTGGGCATCCCGGACTTGCTGTTTCAGGCGGGCAAAAGCAATCAGGTTTCAAAGATTTATGCCGCAGACGCTGGGCTCGCTCAGGTGCGGTTTTGGTTGCGCTTTCTGCTTTCGATTCATGCAATGACCGCTCACCAGCTTCAGACAGCTCAAGTGCTGCTCGCCGAAGTCGGAAAGATGATCGGCGCATGGATCAAAGGCAGGCAGCACAAAGGGCAGGTTGGGTAAATATGCGGTGCTCTTGGGCGGCAACTGGAACAACGGGGCTAACTCCGGTTCTCGTTGCTCGAACTGGAACAACGCTGCGTCGAACTCGAACAACAACATCGGTTCGCGCTTCTGCTGTGATGACACAACTTTATCGCTCTGCAAACGCCACGGCTTTGCAGGCAGACCCATCAAAGTGTGGTCAGCCGATCCTGTCCTCCTTCGGGGAATACGTTACGCGATCCGGCATAACTCCTAGTAAGCAATTGAAAAGCGGAGCCGGTTTTTTCATGGTCAAAAAGCATCGCCATTTGATTAAGCAAATCGCAGACATCGACAATCTGCGCGATGCCTACCGCAAGACATCCAGCGGCAAAAAGATGACATTTGGCTATCTGGAGTTCAAAGAGTATGCAGAGGCCAATCTTTTGGCTGTGCAGGAAGAATTGAGCGATGGCGGCTACAAGATCGGCCCCTATCGTCAATTCACGGTGTACGAGCCCAAGCCGCGCCTGATTTCGGCGCTGGAGTTCAAGGATAGACTGGTGCAGCACGCGCTGTGCAATGTGATCGCGCCGATCTTTGAGCGACTGCTGATGCCTCAGACCTTTGCATGCCGTGTGGGCATGGGCACACATGCGGGTGTGCGCTTTGTCCAGTCTCGCCTGCGCCATGGCGAGTTCAAGTACTTCCTCAAGACGGACTACTCCAAGTTCTTTCCCAGCATTGACCGCGAAGTGTTGACGGGAATGATTGAGCGACGCATTGGCTGCGCTAAAACGCTGGCCATCCTGCGCGAAATCATCCCGCCCACCGGCAAAGGCCTGCCCATTGGCAGCCTGACCAGTCAGCTTTTTGCCAACGTCTACGGCAACGCTGCCGACCGATTCATTCACTTTGATCTGGGGCAGCGCGAGTGGGCGCGCTACATGGACGACATCGTGGTCTTGGGCAACGACAAAGACCAACTCATAGATTCTTTTTTGCGCCTGAACGACTTTTCAATGGACAAACTTGACCTGCGCATTGGCAAGTGGCAGGTATCGCCCGTGTCGCGTGGCATCAACTTCTTGGGCTATCGGATTTGGCCAGGCCACAAGCTGCTGCGCAAAGATTCAGTGACCCGCGCAAAGCGCAAGGTGGCTCGCTACACCGCAGAAGGCAACCAGGAGGCGTTGGACAAGTTCATCGCATCCTGGTGCGGCCACGCCAAGTGGGCCGATTCGCACAATCTAATTTCCTGGATGGAGAAACATCATGGCATTGCCCGTCATTAACACCCGCGAAGACCTGGACGCCATCGTCGGCACACCGGAGCACGCCGAGTTCATGCGCCACCTGCGCGGCAGCATGGTCAGACGGCAGAACGTGCAGACGTACCCGGAAGGCTATGGCCAGCCAGGGCATGAAGGCCCTGAACTCGATCCTGTTTGGCAGGATGTTGAAGACCTGAGCACGATTGAGCGGTTTGGGTTTTCGAGGGCGGATTTCTAAAATAGCAGATGGAGTAACCAATGACTCAAGAGAAAGACGTCCACCTGACTGACGCTCAGATCGAAGCAATCGCTGAACGTGCCGCCGAGGTGGCGATCGAGAAGGTCTACACCGAGGTCGGCAAGTCCGTCCTGAAGAAGTTGGCCTGGCTCACCGGCGTGGCCGTGCTGGGCCTTGCCATGTGGCTGTCGAGCCATGGCTCGCTGCCTAAGTGATTTTGACGACCGACAATGACCGAAACAGCCGACACCAAAGAAACCGCAGTCGCACCTGACGACGGCGCGGCCAAGCTGTCGGCCATTGAAAAGCGGATCGCAGCGGCCAAGCGGGCCAAGCTCGCCCTGGAGGCGCGCGAAGACTTTTTGAAGTTTGTGCGCTTCACGATGCCAGACATCGAAGATCCGGAAAACGTGGACCTATCCACCTTCAAGGACGCCAAGCATCACCGGGCGCTGGCCAAAGTGCTGGAGAAGGTCGAGAAGGGGCACATCCCGCGCCTGATCGTCACGCTGCCACCACGGCACGGCAAGACCGAGCTCATCTCTCGCCGGTTCATCCCGTGGCTGCTGGGGCGCGACGAGTACCGCAACATCATCTTCGCAACCTACAACGAGCCCTTTAGCCAGGACATCGGCTCGGACTGCCGCGCGATCATGCAGTCGCCGGCCTTTAAGCAGGTGTTCCCGAAATTCCGCTTTCGCGCCGGCGGCCTGAGCAAGGAAAAGCTCCAGTCTGGCGCTGGCGGCATGGCTGCATTCGTCGGGCGCGGCGGCTCGATTACCGGCCGCGGCGCCGACATCCTCATCATCGACGACCCGATCAAGGATGCCGAAGAGGCGCAGTCGCCCACGCTGCGCGCCAAGCTCTGGGACTGGTTCACCCAGGTGGCCATGACCCGTTTGATGACCAAGTTTGCGGCCGTCGTCGTGGTGCACACACGCTGGCACGAGGATGACCTAATTGGGCGCATCACCGACCCGAGCAACCCGTGCTACTCCGAAGACGAGGCGGCCAAGTGGAAGATCATCAACCTGCCGGCCATCGCCGGCGACGCCGATCCGCTGGGCCGCGCGCCTGGTGAGGCCCTGTGGCCAGAGCGCTTTGACCTGGAGTTCCTGAACGCCGCCAAGCAACTGGACGCCAAGGGCTTCAGTGCGCTGTACCAGCAAAAGCCCACGCCCGAGGATGGCGACCTGTTTCGCGCCGACTGGCTGCTCCAGTACGAGCGCAGCCAGCTTCCGCAGGATCTGCGCATCTATGCCGCCAGCGACCATGCGATCGGCGAGGACAAGACGCGCAACGACGCCACCGTCATGGTCATCGGCGGCATCGACAGCTACGGCGACCTCTACATCCTCGACGTCTGGTGGGAAAAGGCCGGCGCCGACAAGCAAGTCGAGGCGATGCTGCGCCTGGCAAAGCAATGGAAGCCCCTGCTGTGGTTTGCCGAGAAAGGCCACATCAGCAAGGCCATCGGGCCATTCCTGCGCAAGCGCATGCAGGAAGAGCGCACCTATTTCACGGTCGAGGAAGTCACGCCGATCGGCAACAAAGTTCAGCGCGCGCAGTCGATCATGGGCCGCATGTCCATGAAGAAGGTCAAGTTCCCCAAGCACGCGACCTGGTTCATGGAAGCGCGCGACGAGCTCCTGAAATTTCCGAACGCGCGCCACGACGACTTTGTGGACGCGCTGGCCTGGCTGGGTCGCGCCGTCGACCGCATGGCCGCGCCGATCACCGTGCGCGTCAAAGACGATTCACCCAAGTACGGCACGCTGGGCTGGCTCAAGGCCGACGCAGCGCACCGCGAAAAGCAGCAACGGCTGGCCGCAGCCATAAGAGGTTGGTAAATGGAAGAGCAAATGAAGATCATCGTCGCCACCGCCGGCGAGGACACCAGCAAGGACGATGAGAAAGCCAGCCTGGCGCGGCAAAACCTCGTCAACGATCTGCTGTCGCGCGTCGAGGCCGGCAAGGACGCGCACAAGGATGCGTTCAAGCGCATGAAGAGGGACATGGATCTGGTCTACCACGGCTACGATCCCGACGAGTGGGCCGGCGACAAGTACGTCGTCAACATCGCCCAGCGCCACGTCCAGCAGCGCACGGCCGCGCTCTACGCCAAGAACCCGCGCTGCGTGGCCAAGCGCCGCCAGCGGCTCATGTATCGCCTGTGGGACGGCTCGCCGCAGATGCTGGAAGACGCGCGCGCCGCGTCGGCCGCCGCCGAGCAGGCGATGCAGCCTGTTCCCGAGGCCGTGCAGATGGTGCTGGCCGAGTACGACGAGGTTGCCGCCGAGAACGCCAAGCTCGACAAGATCGCGCGCACGCTGGAAATTCTGTTCAGCTACTTCATGGCCGAGGCGCAGCCCACGTTTAAGGCGCAGATGAAGGCACTGGTGCGCCGCATGCTCACCACCGGCGTGGGCTACGTCAAGCTGGGGTTCCAGCGCGAAATGAAGCGCCGCCCCGAAATCAGCGCGCGCATGAACGACGTGCAGGTTCGCCTGGATCACCTTCGCCGCCTGGCGCATGAGGCCGCCGAGGGCGAGATCGGCGAGAACGACGCGGAAATGGAAGAGCTGATGCTGTCCATGAAGGCGCTGGCCGATGAGCCGCAGATGATCGTGCGCGAAGGCCTGCTGTTTGACTTCCCCGACTCCAACGCCATCATCGTGGACCCGCGCTGCAAGCAGCTTCGCGGGTTCATCGGCGCGCGCTGGATCGCGCACCAGATGTTCTTCACGCCTGAAGAGATCGAAGAGATCTACGACAAGGACGTGCGCGGCTGCTACACCGGCTACACGGTCAAAGGCCGCTCGCACGACTCGTCGCAGCGCCAGCTCACCGTGAGCAGCGAAGGCAAGAAGCCTGGCCCCGAAGAGGGCATGGTCTGCGTCTACGAGATCTACGACAAGCCGAGCGGCCTGGTCTACACCGTGGCCGAGGGCTTCAAAGACTTCCTGGTCGAGCCGGCCGAGCCCGAGCTCAAACTGGAAACGTTCTGGCCGGTGTTTGCCCTGGTGTGCAATGAGGTCGAGCACGACAAGGAGATCTACCCGCCCAGCGACGTGCATTTGCTGCGCGCCCAGGCCGCCGAGTACAACCGCGCGCGCCAAGGCCTGCGCGAGCACCGCAAGGCCAACCGCCCGGTTTACATGACGCCGGCCGGCAAGCTGGAGGAAGAGGACCGCGCCAAGCTCCAGGCGCGCAACGCGCATGACGTCATCACCGTGCAAGGCCTGGCCGCCGGCGAGAAGTCCGAGGACGTGGTTGTGCCGCTCAAGACGCACGGCATCGACCCCAACCTGTACGAAGTCAAGACGATTTTTGACGACGTGCAGCTCGCCGTCGGCGCCCAGGAGGCCAACTTTGGCGGCACCGCGGGCGCGACGGCCACCGAGACGAGCGTGGCCGAGAGCAGCCGCATGTCGGCCTTGGGCGCCCAGGTCGACGAGCTCGACAGCTTCATGTCCGACGTCGCGCGCGCGGCCGGCGCGATCATGTTCCAGCAGATGAGCGCCGAGCAGGTGCGCAAGATCGCCGGCCAGGGCGCCGTCTGGCCCGAGCTGACGGCCCAGGAAGCTGCCGACGAGATCCAGCTTGAGATCGAGGCCGGCTCGACCGGCAAGCCCAACCAGGCCGCCGAGCTGCGCAACATCGAGCGCGTGCTGCCCTACATCATTCAGATCCCCGGCATCAAGCCCGAGTGGCTGGCCAAGGAAGTGCTCAAGCGCATGGACGACAAGCTCGACCTGGACGCGGCGCTGGCCGAAGGCGTGCAGTCGATCGTGGCAATGAACGGCACCAAGGACGCCAACGCGGCGGCCGGTGCAACACAGGGCATGGCAGGCGCGCTCAACGCCCCGCAAGCCGGCGCACCAGGCGTCGGCCCATCGGGACCGCAGGGCGGGCTCATGTAAGTTTTGCGCGCCCGCATTGTTGTGCGGTCGCGCAATTTCAGACACAATCCCTACAGGAAAACACGCAAAGGTGACGTATGCAAATTGAAGAGCAAGCCGGTTCGTCCCCGGAATTGGAAACCGAAGTCGCCAGCGGCTCTGCCGACGGTGGCCAAGATTCCAACAAGCCAGGCGAAACAGAAGACAGCCTGCTGTCTGTTGTGCAAAGCGTCGTCGAGAAATCCGACGACCAGAGCTCAACGGACAGTGATGCGGAATCGCCAACCGCCGAGCACAGTCAAGAAACCGATATTGAGCAGAACGCGGGCAATCAGCCCGAGGACTTCTCAAAACTGCCCTTCAACAAGCACCCGCGTTTTCGCGAGCTGGTGAAGGAAAAGAACACGTACAAGGCCCAACTGGCCGAGTACGAGACGGACGCCAAGCAGTACCGCGACATTCAAGCCTTCATGGCTGCAAACCAGTTGACGCCCGAAGAGGTCGCCGAAGGTTTGCAACTGATGGCGCAGATGAAAGTGGGCGACCCGAGCAAGGCCTATGAGGCTCTGATGCAAAAGGTCGACGTGCTGGCCTCTGCCTCTGGCAAGAAGCTGCCAGCGGACCTGGAAGAGAAAGTCGAACAAGGCTACATCGACCGGGACACCGCGCAGTCTCTGTATCAGCAGCAGATGGCCGCACAGCGCGAGGCAGCGCTGGCGCGTCAGCAACTGGAGCAGCGGTCCCAACAAGACCACCGCGGCCAGGTGCAGGCGATGGCAGGAGCAGTGTCGGCATGGGAGACGGCCACGAAAGCGACCGATCCCGACTTTGAGCTCAAGGCTGATTTGGTGAAAGACCGCGTGCGCGCTCACGTTGCGACACACGGCATGCCGAAGACCGCCGAGGAAGCAGTGAGGCTGTCGAAAGACGCCTATGACGCTGTGACCCAGGCGCTGCTTCGCGTGCGGGGTGACAAGACGCCGATGCGTACAGCGGTCGGGGGCAAGACAAATGGCTCTGCCGCACCCGAACCGAAAAGCCTGCTGGACGTGATCCGCCGGGCATCGGCCGGGGGTTGAGCCGATTCGCAATCTGTACTGAATCGGAGATTTTCAAATGGCATTTACTCAAGCCGAAATCGACAACATCGCCAACGCCGCACTCGACTACTACATCGAGAAGGGCACCGTTTTCTCGTCCACCATCCAGGACAAGCCCCTGCTGGCTGCCCTGGATGCGAAGGCCAAAACCTTCCCTGGTGGCAAGGGCGCCGTTTCCGTCGCCGTCAAGGGTCAATACGACTCGACGCTGGCCGGTTACACGCACAACGATACGGTCAACTACGTCAACCCCGCGAAGATCAAGCGCGCTGCGTTCAACTGGAAAGAGCACCACATCGGCATCGGCGTGACTCTGACCGAGCTCAAGCGTGACGGCATCAGCGTGGTCGACAGCATGAACAGCGACTCGCTGCGCAACAACCGCGGCCGCGAGGAAACCGCTCTGGCCAACATGCTGGAAGACAAGCTGGGCGACATGGCCGAAGGCTACGCCCGCGGCCTCAACGGCTTCCTGTGGGGCGACGGCACTGCTGACGCCAACGCCATCGCCGGCATCCGCGCGTTCATCAAGGACGCTCCGGGCGGCGTGGGTCAGACCGTCGGCGGCATCGACCAGAACGCCGCTGCAAACGCCTGGTGGCGCAACCGCGTGAACCTCGCGATCACCACGACCAGCACCGGCGACGAAGTGATCGAGACGCTGAACAAGGAATTCCGTCAGCTCCAGCGTTACGGCGGCAAGCCCGACCTGGCTTTGTGCGGCTCCGACTTCATGGACCGTCTGAACAAAGAGCTGCGCGCGCGTGGCTACTACACGCAGACCGGCTATGCACGCGGCCAGGACATCAAGCATGGCGACGTGACGTTCGGCGGCGTGGTGTTCAAGTACGACCCCACGATGGACGACATTGGCACGACCCTCGGTGGCACGACCAACTACGCCAAGCGCTGCTACCTGGTCGACACCTCCAAGCTCACCCTGTACTACATGGAGAGCGAGAAGATGAAGCGCCACAGCCCGGCACGTCCGCACAACCAGTACGTGATGTACCGCGCGATCACCACGACCGGCGTGTTGGCTGCTACGCAGCTCAACTGCCACGGCGTGTACCAGTTCAGCTAATCGGCTGAAAGGCAAGGGGCTGCTGCTGCATGGCGGCGGCCCCTTTTTGCAACCACTCAAGGAGAAAACACATGCAAATTTGCAACTGCACAGTCGCCATCGGTGGCGAGGCTGGCATGACCGTTCACAAAGAGCGTGTCACCGTTCCCGAGCTGGCCATCCTGCGCATCGTCCACGGCGAAGACGCCGTGCGCAACATCGAAGTGATTGCCGACGAGGACATGGACAGCAACGAAGAGCGCGCCCGCCTCAACGCCATCTACAAGAACCCCGAGAACGTCGTCAAAGACGCCTTCGGCGCCGTGGGCCCGCTGCCCAAGACGCTCGATGACGCCGGCATCACCGACGAGTTCGTCATTTCCAACAGCGCAGCCAAGACCAAGCGCAAGGCCAAGGCCAGCGCGACGGAAGAGCTGCCGATCGCTGCCGAATAAGGAGCACCGCAATGGCCCGCAACGTATCTCTAGGTCAACTCATCGACGATGTTCGCGCAGAGGCCGGGCATTCGTTGCAGGCCAATCTTGGTGTCGCCATGCGCGAAGTCTTGGTCAAAGTCATCCAGCGCCAGCAGCGCCGGCTTTGGGAGGACTACGACTGGACGTTCCTCAAAGTGCATCGCGACGTGGCCGTGCAAGCCGGCCAGCGCTACTACAACTTCCCGACCGACCTGGTGCTGGAGCGCATCGAGAAGGTCGAGTTCAAATACGGCGATCGCTGGATTCCTGTCGACTACGGCATCGGCCGGCAGCAGTACGACCTGCACGACAGCGACCGTGATGTGCGCGCGTTCCCTATCGAGCGCTGGCAAGAGCATGAGGGCGACCAGCTTGAGATCTGGCCGATCCCCTCTCAAGACGGCTCGCTTGCCACGACCAGCAACATCCTGCGCCTGCACGGCATCCGCAAGCTGCGCCCCCTGGTGGCCGAGAGCGACATGGCCGACCTCGACGACACGCTCCTGGTGCTGTACTCCGCGGCCGAGATCCTGGCGCGCGAGAAGGCGGCCGACGCCACGCTCAAGCTCCAGATGGCCGAGAAGCACTACAACCGCCTCAAGGCGCGCAACGCCAAGGGCACGTCGTTCTCGCTGGCTGCGGACGCCCCGCTCACGATGCCGCAAGGCCCGAAGATCATCGCCGTACAGACCCAATAAGCCATGCCCTACTTTGCCATTGAAGACTTCCGCGCAGGCATGGACACGCGCCGCATGCCGGTGCTGTCTGTGCCTGGTTCCCTGCTGCGCCTGGTCAATGGCCACATCAACCGCGGCGGCGAGATTGAAAAGCGCCTGGCTTTCGTGCAGCAGATCAGCATGCCGGCCAACACGTTCGGCCTGTCGGCCGTCGGCGGCGTGCTCTACACCTTCGGTTCGGTCGCGCCAGGCACGATCACGTTCCCCAGCGGCGCCCCGGCCAACATGGTCTACCAGCAGCTCGCGCATCCGTCTGGCCGCGCGATGGCCAAGATCCTCCAGGTGAGCGCGTTTTCTGGCCGCCCCTACGTCATCGCACAGTACGACGACGGCTCGATCTACCACTTCTACAACGGCACGCGCCACGCCGAGTTTGTCGAAGCGCGCGCTCGCGCCAGCTTCACGATCTCTGGCGGCACCGCGGGCGGCACGCCGGCCGTGGCCAGCTTCACCGTGACCGGCGGCATCAACACCAGCAGCGATCGCATCACTTCGATCCGCGCTGGCACGCTGGCCGTGATGACGCAGGCCGTGCAGCACAACGGCAACAATGCCGCCACCGCGGCCGCGATCGCTGCTGCCATCAACTCGTTTGCCGGCAGCCCCGACTTCACCGCCAGCGCCTCGGGCGCGACCGTGACGATCACCGCCGTGACGCCTGGCACGCAGTTCAACGGCCTGGCCCTGGTCGTCAACACCACTGGCGGCTTCACGGTCGGCTCGGTCAGCAACTTTGCCAGCGGGGTCGACAACGCGATCACGAACCTGACGGTCGACGGCGTGCGGATCATCGGCAAGCAGATCAACCACACTGGCGACAACGCCACGACGGCCGCCGCCCTGGCCGCCGAGATCAACGAGTTTCAGTCGGCGCCCGAGTACCGCGCCATCGCCGTGGGCAGCACCGTCTGGATCATGGTGCAGCAGGCCGGCAGCTCGTTCAACGGCAAGGTTGCCACGCTGACCCGCACGGGCAACGTGACCGTCGGCGCAACGACGGCCACGCTCGCTGGCGGCGCCGATCTTGTCACCAGCCCCGCCGGCAGCGAAACGTACCTGCCAGGCGAGTACAGCAAACCGGCCAAAAGCAAAACCTACACCGTGGCCGGATCGTTGGTGCATTTCTCAGGCATCGACGAACCACTCGAAAGCAACAGTGCTGTCACAGAAGCCGGGTTCATCAACCTGGCCACCAACGCCGAGGGCTCTGAGCGCCTGACGGCCATCGCCAACTACCAGCAGAACCTTGCCTTCTTCTCGGAGCGCACGGTGCAGATCTGGTTTGTCGGCGTCAAGGCATCCGAAAACCAGCAACTCCAGGTGCTCAACAACACCGGCGCCATCGCCCCGCTGTCGGTGCAGGAGATCGGCGACTCCGACGTGTTCTACCTGTCCGAGTCGGGCATCCGCTCGCTGCGTGCGCGCGACTCGTCGAACGCGGCCTTTGCCAGCGACATTGGCAACCCGATCGACACCCTGATGCTGGAGGCCATCAACAGCGACCGCCTGACGGTGCGCGAGGGCCGCGCCGTGCTGGAGCCGCGCGACGGCCGCTACATGCTGGCCATTGGCTCCAAGGTCTATGTGTTCAGCTACTTCCCCGCGTCGCGCGTGTCGGCCTGGTCGGTTTACGAGCCCGGTTTCCAAGTCACGGATTGGGCCATCATCGGCCGCAAACTGTATTGCCGCGGCGCCGACAACCAGCTCTACCTGCTGGGCGGCGCCGATGGCGTGACCTACGACGACACTCAGGTTACTGCCGTGATTCCGTATGTAGACGCGCAGCGACCCGCGACCCGAAAGCAATGGGTTGCTTTGGATATGGCGTGCGAAGGATTGTGGAAGGTTGATATTGGTTCAGACCCCGCAGAGCCAGACTCAACGCAAACCGTCGCTTATGTTGAAGAAACTACGTTCAACAAAGGTAATGTGGCTTTTCACATTACCGCGACTCATTTGGCGATTCAGCTTACAAGTCAAAATTCAGGGGCAGCAAAGGTTGGTTCTTTGGTCCTGCACTACGAGGGCGACCGTCAAGGGTTGGGTGACGCCGGATGATGACGCTGGGCAACGTCGTCGCGACCATCGAGCACGCCGCCTGGCTTGGGCCGCGTCTGCGCCAGGCCGACGTGCTGGAAGTCGAGGCGGCCAGCGGCGTGCCGGCGGCCGACGCTCTGGTGCAGGCCGTGCAAGATTCCTGGCAGGCTCACACGTGGATGCTGGACGGCCAACCCCTGTTCATCGCCGGCGTCGTGGGCCACCCTGACGACGAGAAGCTGGGCATCCCCTGGATGCTGGCCAGCGACGAGGCCGATCGGCACCCGCGGCGCTACATCGCTGGCGGGCGCGAGTACGTCAAAAGTTTCTTTGAGCGGCATGACACACTGCTCAATTTTGTGGACAATCGGAACATCAAAGCACAGCGTTGGCTGCATTGGCTCGGGTTCCAGATTGGTGATCCCAGGCCTTTCGGGGTGGCTGGGCTTCCGTTCAGGCCTTTTTGGCTGGACAAAGGCGCATCGAGTGTCCCTCGCCAGGGCACGATTAATTTCGTGTCGCATCGAGGTCAACCATGTGCAACCCTGTAGCAGCAGTCATTGCAGTCGCAACCGCCGTTCAGGCATACCAAACCAACAAGGGCCAGCAGCAGGCGCGCAGCGCAGCCGCCGAGCAACAGCGCATCGCGCAAGAGGCCGAAAACAACCGCATTGCCGAAGCGCAAGCCGAAGCCGAGCGCCAGCGCCAGGGCGAGCTGCGCCGCCAGCAGAACATCACGCAAGGCCAAAACGACATTGCTTCTGTCTTTGGCCAGTTCGACGATGGCTTCTACAACAAGCGCGCGCAGTCGTATCTCGACTACGCGCTGCCGCAGCTCGATCAGCAGTACCAGGACCAGCAGCGCCAGCTCACGGCCGAGCTTGCCCGCACCGGCAACCTCAATTCGTCGCTGCGCGGCGAGCTCATGGGCCAGCTCCAGCGTCAGTACGACACGAACAAGCTCAACATCCAAAGCACGGCCAACAAATACGCGGCCGACGCTCGCAGCAGCGTTGACGCTGCCCGCGCCCGCCTGACTGAGAAGAACGCGCAACTCGCAGATCCTGGCACGGTCCGCACGATGGCGGAAGCAGAAGCGTCCGGCATCGGCGTCGACCCGCGCTTTGAGTCGCTGGGTCAAATGATCGCCAGCCTGTCCGGCACGCTGCCTGGTGGCGCCGCCACTGCCGGCAAGTCCGGCGCTGGCGTCAACCTCTACACGTCCGACACCGGCTCTGGCCGCGTGGTTTCCTGAAAGGCTCGACATGGCCGGCGTCTCCGACATTTTCTCCAACGCATCTTCCGTCAGCGCGATCGGCAACGCGATCAACTCGATCGTCAACACCAACGCCGCAGGCAAAACGCTGGCGCAGCAGACGCAGCAGCTTCGCGACAAGATCGCGTTCGACCGCAAGACGATGGAGCGCCAGGCCGCGATTCGCGCCGAGGAAGTCGCACGCCAGCAAATGCTCGCGCG